CTTGGAATAAATTGTTACCAATAGCTTTAGAACGGATAAATGCTTCATCACCAGATATTGATTGAGTGCCAAAACTCTTATATTCATTTAATACACGAATAGCTTTTTTATCATCAGCACTAAGTTGCGATTTTGGTATTTTATTTAATCTAGCTAATTCAGTATTTATTGTTTGTACAAATTGCTGGTCACCTTGTATAGAAGGAACCTTTTTTAAAACTTGATAATTATTAAGAGCAGACTTAAATGCAGTTTCCATTGATTCATTAGTTAAATCTGCTGCTTGAGGTATTTTAATTAAACTTTTTGCAATGTTATTTGTCTGGTTTTGATTGTTTTCTTCAAGACGAGTAAATGCTTCTCTAGCAATAGGGAAACGAGACTTAATGCCTTCTCTTAATCCACCACCATAGCCAGTAATTTGTGTAGGATCAAGTTGGAACCCTTGCTCTAATGCTCTACGAGCTACTTCTTGCTGCTGTGGAGTTAAGTTAGGCTCTAATTTTGGAGCCAAGCCAAGTTGACGCAATCCAAATTGAGTTATACCGCCAGCACCACCACCTAATACTGCTTTAGATGCAGCCTCGGACATACTTTCTGATGGAGTAGTTAAGGAATACAATGCACCGCCACCAATAGCTTGGGGGACAGTTGTAGGAGCTAATGCACCACCTAAAGCCTCAGCAGTTCCACCAACAAAAGGAACATTCTTAGCTGCTTTAAGTCCAGTACCACCCATTAAACTTCCAAGGACATCAACCATAGTTGAGCCTGCAATCTCACGACCACCAGTAGGACTCATTGACTGATACGTAGGAGACATTACAGAGCGTTCTTGCTGTACTCTAGATTCATACTGCTTCATTTGCTCTGGAGAAGTAAAGCCTAACATTTCTCCAATACGCATACCCATGCCAGTTATACCTTCACCAGCCTGAGATAGTCGTTTTTGTGCTCCAGTTATAACGCTTCCTTGTGGCTCTTTTGTAGAATATATTTTGTTTAGTTCAGCAGCTAAAAGACGAGCACTTACATCATCACCAGCAGCATCTGCGTTAACTAAAGCCTGTTCTAAATCAGTAATATTTATTGCCATAATTACCTCGGCTTATGTTTTTCAAAAGCCCTGTTAACTGCTGGACTTGATGGAGTAACATTTTGCGATCCTGCTGGTGCTTGAAATTTATTTAACCTTTGCAAATCTTCAGGAGTTAACACATTTTCATAGCCAGCATTTTTCAATTCAGTCTGAAATGCCTTTATTGAATATGTTCCATCTTCAATCATCTTGGATTTTATATCTGCTGCTGCTGCTGCTCTGTTCGCAAATTTCTCTGTAAATGTAGCTAATAATTCACGACCTTCAGCATACTGAGACAAAGAAGGAATAGCAGACAAAAACAGTTTTATGTCAGTATCTGAAGAAGCACCAGAACCCGGTACGCGCAAAGTAGGAGCAATTTTAGCCCTTAAAGCCTCAGCAACACCAGCCGCTGTAGATATTTTCGCAAAGTTAGTGCCCGGGAAATATGGTCCTAATTCAGCTTTAAGTTGATCTAATCTTCCACCTTGATACGGCTTTAATACATCAACAATAGCCCTAACATCACCAGCAACAGCCAAAGCACCTTCAGCAGCAGTTTCACTAGCTACCTGTGCTTTTGCTCGTTCTATAGCAACAGTCTTTTGCCCCATATCAATATTAGTGACTGGAGCACCAGATTTTCTTAGTAATCTTTCGCGTTGCAATAAAACAGCATTTAGAGTTTTAGTTTGTTTTTCGTCTAATTTATGCAATGGAGTTTTTGGGAAAAGCTCAGCAGCAGTTCTACGAACATCATTAGTAAAATCAGTTTCTTTTTGCTTAAATTCAGTTGCTTCTTTGCTTAAGGCTTCTGTCTTTGAAATTAATTGATCCATAGTTAAAGCACCAGCATTTTGCTGAATATCATCAACACGACCAGCATATTCAGGAGGAAGCCTTCTCTTTAATCCAGAAAAGTCAAACTCCTCAACTGATATTTTATTAATTTGTTTAGTAATTTGTTCTAAAGATTTATTAGCATTTTCAATAATATCTTTAGCTCTTGGATTCCCAGCAAATTGAATATCAGAATATATTCGCATTTGATTAAGTAACGCATCTTGCTGCGCTATTAATGGTGCTGCTCTACTTGGTTTCGCTGTGACATTTACACCCTGAAGTTGATTTTCTCCAGCATCAACAACTTGTTGAGCAATTGGTGGTTGTGTATTCTGAACATTAGCAGGAGAAACAAGTGGCTGTGTAATATCTTGTTTATTTTGCATTTGATACATTACAGAATCCAAACTTCTATCAATTGGAGTCTCACTAACTGCTGTTTGTGGCTGAACTGGTGCTGTAGCTGCAACTGGAGCAACAGCAGTCGATGGTTGCGGTACAGTAGTTCCTCTAGCCGCTTCTTGAATTGGCAATAACTCAGAATAAAGTTTCAATGCCTCAGAAGGATTAGAACGTATATATGCAACCTTTAAAGGATCATTTTTAATACGTGGATTATTTATTAATGTTTCAATAGCTTGCTGAGTTTGAGCAGTTTGCTGCATTTGCAACTTCATCTGAGCCAACTTCTGAGCGTTAGCCATTTGCTCAATACCGCCTTGATATGCCTGTCCTGACGCACCATAACCAGCACCTAAAGCACCTATAACATTTTGCAGTCCAGACCGTCTAGGACCTTGTTTACTCATGCCTTGAGCTAATGCAGCAGCAGCACCCAATAAACCAGCAATATTGGAACGCTGAGAAAGACCAGTTGATTCTTGTGGACTTAGTAATCCTTCATACATTGAACCTTGCTGACCAAATATATTAGGAATGTAATCATTTATAGCCATACATCACCTATATTAAAGAAAATGCTTGTGGACGAGCTACAGTTTGTTGCTGAGGATTTAATAGACTCATGTAATCCATTGGCTGAGGCTGACCTTGCCGAATTTGACCAGCAGGAGCCATCTGCATAGGTTGCTCAGGCTCAAATGCGCTTTGAGCTAAACTCATACCTGCTTGTGCAGTAAAAGGATTCTGGTTTAAATATTTATTAGCAGCACCAATATCAGAACCTATGCCTGAAAATCCAGCACCAACACGTTGCATAAGAGTAGGATTGACTGCACTTTGAGCAGCAGCTAAATTACCACCAGCAAAACCACTAGCAGCAGATGTAGTTCCCAATGCTGGAGCAGCACTGCCAGCACCCATAGCACCGCCAGCAAATGAGCCACCAGCAGCACCTAATGCACCGCCCATCATTGCACCTTGAATCGGATTCTTGCTAGTTAATGCACCACCAATTGCACCAATCATCATTCCTGTAATAACTGGCTCTCCCATTATTTACCCCCTGATGGTGTAGCTTTTTGTTCTGTAACGCTTCCTTGTGGAGCAGTAGAGTACAAATTAGCGTATTGCTGTAATTTCATTTGTGGCAGATTTTGCTCATAATTGTAGCGATTAATATCAGCTTGCAATTTGTTCATATCGTAGTTTTCACCAATCTGACCAACTTTACCTAATGCAGTAATATCAAAATAATCAGCTTGTGCCATTGAAGGAGCCAATCCAGTTGCAGCCATTTGACGGGCACGTTCAGCCTCAGCACTCTGATATGCTAAGTTACCGCCTTGCTCCGTTAATGCACGAGCAAAGATGTCCTGAGCTTGACCTGCTTGTTGACCCATAGCACTTGATCCATAACGACCAGCAGAAGCAGCATTAGATTGAAGTCCTTGAATATTTCTATTGTATTGCTCACCCGATAAACGATTAACCTGACCTAAAGCACCCGCTAGGAATGGATTAACGCCCTTACCTTGAATCGTAGCTAAAGTTTCTGCCTGTGCAGCATCCAATAATGGAGAGCCAGCTAAAGCTCGTTGTTCAGCCAAATTCAATGCTTGTTTGGTTTGTGAAGATGGACCTATGTAGGTATCGCCCTGATAATACTGCGGACCAGCACCTTGATAGAGTCGTTTAGCTTCCTCAAGTCCATAGGTAACATACGGAGCAAGTCGAGGATCAATGCTCGTAGTTGTTGTGCTTTTTTGTTCACCACCACCGCCGCCTAGAAAACCCATAATTACACCTCACAAATCCATTGTTTTGGACGGAATCCGTAATCAGCCGCCCTTTTAGCCCAACCACGCCTATGGCTAGAAAATGTTATGTACTTAACCTTAGCCTCTGCCGCCATGCTCTTGATGTATTTTAAGGCATTTTCGACAACATCATAACTATTTTCTAACGAATAAGCAGCCCATAAGTGCATTGTTTCGCCTTGTGGCTGCAAAATAAAGAAGCCAGCGTAGTGGTTATTCTCTATAAGTACAAACAACAGACTTTGTTTATTAAAGCAGTCTGTATATACATCTTCAATAATCCAGTTTTCTGGACTCCTACTTTTAATCTTCTCTAAGCCAGTTCTTACACTAGCCCACCATTGTCTTAGTTCCTGTGGAGCAATATATCTATACTCCATTAGCCCACCACAATATAACCATACGTTTTATCTGCCGTGTTATTAGACCAATGTGTCAGAGTAGCACTTCCTCGTACTTGACTGCTAACATAAATATTTGTTGAAGCATTAGGAGAAACATAATTTACCGTAGTAATAACGCTAGGTACTGACGGTCTAGTCGGACTAGTTCCTGCCGCAAATGTTTCAATCGTTACGCCAGTATCAGAAACTCGCCACATTATCTCAAGATAGTCACCTGCCGCTAATTCAATAAAGTAATTTAATGCAGCGATAATATGACTTGGATCGCCAGAACTATGTCGTGCTGGAATACCAAACCGACTATTAGAAGCCGCTATATTTGTTCCATTCTTTCTAAACCACACATCTGCATCTTGGCTGCTATTAGTCGTATTTTTAAATTGAATAGAAAATTGCAAGTTGTAAACACCTGCATTCCTGACGTTCATCCTAGAGCTATTGGATAAATACACTCCATTGGAGTAGTCAGTTGTATTTAATGTAATAGCATACGCAGTCGTAGTATCAGCAGCAGTCTGGTTCGTAGAGTCCTGAAACGCTCCGTATGGCATCGCATCAGTAAATGCAGCCGCAGATACAGGAGTAAAGAATAAAAGGCTCTCCTTGCCGATACGATCATCAAATAGCGTAGTAGTAGTAGTATTACCTGTCGCTAAACTAACCGTGCCAGTATTGTTCGTCTTACCGTCCATAATGCCACGGACAACCTCACTAACAGAGCGTTCATCAGCACCGAATACAGGTAGAGTACGAAACTGTACTGATCTAGTCATCGATTGCCCTGCTGAGTAATTTCAATTTCACAACCTACAATAGTTTCCCAATTGGCATTAGTCGGAGTTACCTTAATACGATGGTAATTACCGTTAGCCCTCAATGGCACTCTGTTGTCTGAGTCTGGTGTCGCTGTTGTTCCGAATTCGACGCTATCTGACAATAGTTTTCTACTGGCAACTGATACTGACGCGATTCCATTATCGATAATAGGTTTTGCCAATGTGATAATAGAACGTCCAATGTCAATGTCTCCAGAGGTAATATATGCAGCTTGCAATGCACCAGAGAAAACTACAATCCTCTGATTTCTAACGCCAACGAATATAAGTTGACCACCAGCCCAAGTACGTGAATCTAACGGTATCTGCTCTGCCGTGTTATCGATACTTGGCAATGTGATTGTGCAATTTGACGTAGTGATAGTCGCGCCAGTTGCCGCTGTAAATGTAAATGTATTTGCGCCAGTTCTTGTTACTTGGAATGTTCCATCTACTCCAGCACCAGATGTAGCATCAAATAATACATAAGCATTAGTCTCTAACCCATGATCCGTAACGGTAACAGTAACAGTTGTGCTACTTTGTGTATACGTACCAGTTTTCTGGTTTGTAGTATCAAAATAGTAAATATCTAACTGCTCAAGTGTGGCACTAGGTGTCAGACCATACGCTAAGAAATTAACGTCCGTTGAGCCGTAGCTCCACTTATCTAAATCAATAGAGTAGTACAGTAAGAATCTGCGACCGAAGTTATTCTTAAAGTTCCAGATAACTAACTTCTTAACAGGATCAATCGTAGCACTCATGCCTGTCTGGATTTCACTCAAACTGACATTATCAAAGAACCAACGATTAACTTTTTCTAGTCCAATGTTCTTAACTGACTTGCCATCGCACATATAAAAGCCATCATCAGCTAGAAAGTACGTCATACCGCTAAATTGAGCGATAGAACCGTTAGAAGTACAGCCTAAAGTCCTAGAAATAGCGTCAAATTGGAAGAAAAACGGACTACCTGCATACGACATACGATAGATAGCACGTTCTAAGAAGATTAGACCGTATTCACCACCTGCTAGACCTGTAATATCACCGCCATCAGGCACTATTTGTGAGTCAGACTGAGAAGCAGCACCCGGAGTCCAGTCAGTCTCGTCATTAATATCTGACCAGTAGACCTTGTTCTCCTCACCACCTACGTTAGCAGCTACAACAAAGTCACGAACTACCGTTACATACTTAGCAGCAGGAGCAGCAGCAGCTAAATCAGCAAAATAAGTCGATGATCCTAGATCATAAGCCTGTAACTGGTCTGCACCATTAGCTAGAATCATCTTAGAGCCAAACTGAGTAATATCCCATGCCTCAACAGTAGAATAGCCAGTAGTTGTTACAGCGTCTAATCCAGTATTACTAGGATTAAACTTGTAAATTTGTGTAGCACCAGCAGCGAATAATGTAGATGCACCTGCTGACTTACCAGCAAATGCCACTAACAAGTTCTGACCTGCATTATTTGAGTAATCTACTGCTTCACGTAACGGAGCATAGCCATTAGTAACTGGATAACAATTAAAAGCATCAGTTATCGCACCAGTAACACCGGGCTGATCTGGCAACCACTCACCGAAAATAACTTTTTGTTTTGCCATTACTGTCTTGACCAAGTAGTTGATTCAGGAGTAACCGCAGTCCATTGATAACCAATATAGTCACCAGCAGCGTTTACAGTTGCATTACCAGTTATAGAAGCACGACCACCAACTACATAAATACCATTTGCGGTAACTGTGGCATTTCCAGTAACACTAGCCGCACCAACAGCTACAAATACACCATTAGCCGTTACAGTAGCAGTTCCAGTAACACTAGCTCTTATGGCGTCTAAATCAATACCACTAGCTGTGACAGTAGCCGTACCTGTAATGCTTGCTACACCGTGATATACACCTTGTCCTGATGCAGATACAGTAGCAGTACCGATAACAGATGCACCAATACCTTCGTTCTCAGCATAGCCAGAATCCCAATAGCCAGCCGTAACGTATAGGTCAGGAGAGCTTAGGTCATCTTCACCGTAGCCCTGAATCCAATAATCGAAATCGACATAATTGTTAGCCATTTACCTCTACCCAAGTCTGAGTTTCCTCGTTCCATGAGTACATTTTGCCATCAGTAGGCATGGCTACTGGAGCTTGCCATACAACATTGGCATCTAATGTCCAACTTGGAAATGGTTGCGGAGGAACAAACGCATCAATGTCAGCACGATATGTATAACCAATACCAGCATAATTTCCACGATAAGGAGTGCCACCATTATTATGAACATTCCCTACTGTGTTATAGCTTGTACGTTTGCATACTTGACCACGAAAGTCACCGTACCAGACTTCCCAATTAACGCCATCTTCGCCTTCGTTTTTTCCAACGATGACTTCAGTCACTATATTATTGCTGTCTAAAAATGCGTAGTGAGCCATTTTATTCTTCCCTCAAATTCAATCCAGTTAGACTTTCGTCTGAACCTATGTAACCTTTTAAGAACGTATTAAACGCAATGCTAATTCTTGTATTGTCATCTTCTTTTGTTTCAACCATGTGCGTTAGTCCAGAAGGAAACAATATTAAATCGCCAGCCCCAACTTCGAACCACCAGCTTTTGCTGTTGTAAGGATTGTATTCAGCAACAGGAACTTCAATCTGCTCATAGTCATTTTTATAAAAATAAATTCTATCTACAGCTTTATCAGCTTGCGGATAAAACACACCAGATACAATACTGTTTGGGTGCGCGTGTTTATGATGAAACTGACCTTTTTGTGTGTAGTTTGCCCAACTCTGCGTTAAATACAAACTTACATCAAACTTCGGTGCGTGTATTGATTTAAAATACTCAAGCATCGAATCTTCAACAAATTCACGTAGCTCAGTTAATTCTTTGCTCTTTAAAATCTTTCTATCTTTGCTGGTTGTGTTGCCTGTGTTTTTGTAATGCTCTTGATTTTTAATAAAACTTAATTCTGTTTCAGTCAAATCACGCCCAAGTTTAAAAAATGCTACTGGAATTGGGAATAAATTATTTATGACCATGAGACGTTACCTGTACCAGCAGTAATTGGTGTAAATTTATAACTACCAGACGTTACAGTTGTTCCAAAAGTCAAACCGCCTCCGGGGTTAGCAATAGTATAGGTGCTTGGGTATTTAAGAATAACCACGCCTGAACCGCCAATACCTGAAATTTGGAATGCTCTAGCACCACCACCCCCACCGCCAGAATTAGCTAATCCATTACTAGCTGGATTAGGGCCAGAACCGTAAGGCCCAGTATTTAAACTAAAACCAGCACCACCGCCACCTAAACCGCCGGTTCCTGCTCCATTTGGGTCATCACCGCCGCCGCCAGCACCACCAGCAACATAGTAATTACCACCGCTTAATTCTCCAATTGAAGTGGCATTGGTTAATGAATTGTATTGACCAGCACCACCGTTACCGCCAGTGGTTCCACTAGCTTGAGCTGGCGTTTGAGTTGCGCCGCCACCGCCGCCGCCTGCTGAACCAGTTGAACCCGAACCGCCAGCACTACCCTGTCCTGATGGAGATGCCGCACCACCAGCCGCACCAACGGCACCACCGCCACCGCCCGAACCACCGGGGCCACCAGCTTGGGCATTGTATGCGCCACCGTAACCGCCACCCGCCGAAGTGACTGTTGAAAAAGAAGAACTACTTCCTACATTTCCTAATTGGTCTGGAGGTGAGCCGGGTTTCGCTGCTCCACCACCGCCAATGCCAACAGCGTAAGTTGATGGGCTAATTGATAACGCTGTTAATGTTCCTGTTCTATAGCCTCCAGCCCCGCCGCCGCCGGCAGCCCCAGTTCCACCAGAACCACCGCCGCCAACCACAAGATATTCAACGTCGAGCGGCAAAACTCCAGCACCGCCAGCAACAAACATACCCATAATGCCACTCATGACACGTTCCCTGCTACGACACACACAGTGCCGCTAATAAACAGTACCGTTGCAACACCTCTAGTCGCTAATGTCATTGTCGCTTTATCTGTATCCGTACCAGCAATGTAAGCCGTAGTAATTGAACAGGTAATCGTAGCGGTAGTGCTTGTATTATTGAAGATAGAGATTGCGTCACCTTCAGTAAATGTAGCGTCAGGAATTGTTATAGAGCCACTTGTGCCTACTTGGACATACTTTCCTACATCACCTACAGCTAACGTGTAAGAGCTTGTCTTAGTGCCGACAGCAGGTAAATCACGGTATCCAATAGGGTTAGTGCCATCCACCGTACAGTTAGTTAGTGTGCCTGATGATGGAGTACCTAAGACACCACCGTTAACCACAGCAGCACCAGATGATCCTACATTGACAGCTAAAGCAGTAGCTACGTTAGTACCTAAACCACTTACGCCAGTACCTACAGGAAGTCCGGTACAGTTAGTTAACGTACCAGATGCCGGAGTGCCTAGAGCACCACCAGTTTGATATTTGTCGCTATTAAGATTCGTAAAGTTTGAATCAACTTCAACATAACTAAGTGCCGAGCCTTTGCCAGCACGAGTAACGATAGTGGACATAATTTACTCCTTACGCCAAAGTTACTGAAAGATTAGTCGATGTTATCTTAAATATATCGCCATTACTAATAGTCTTGCTCGTATCTAGTGCTGAGTGATACAAGAGATTACCTGCCGTTACAGCGTCACGAATACCAACATAAGTAATTGTTCCCCAATCAGCCGTAGCTTGTGGGAATTCAATCGCTGAACTGTTAGAAGTCGCACCGTTAGATGGTGAGCTAAATGTGATTGCCTGACGAACATAAGAACCACCAGTAATCTCGGTTCCTGTATCCGCATCAGTCGGATCGTTAGTATATAAAGCTAAATAAGTGGTAGTCGGCGCAGTATAGGTAGAACCACGCAGAGTGCCGTTAATTAGAGCGTTTTCCAAATAGTTGGACATTTCAGCCATGATTTACCTCACAGACATTGACATAGGTTGACCGCCGAATTCACCATTTTGGTCGGCAGTAGAAATTGCTGTAATGCTACGATCATACAAAGCTGCCCATGTCTGAAGTCGTGCATCATTCATCAAATAGGGTTCAGCTTCTCCCAATGCCGCATACAGCAAAGCATCAGGATAATTAGTTAGGAATACGTTAACAATATTAGTATCAGATAAATACTGTGGCTTGCCGTAATACAGCATCTGAATACTGTAGGCATCATCAGGTATAGGAGCGAACTGAATCTCTGAAGCCAGAATCGTGTAGTTCAATGGCTTACCTGAATCAGTAGTCCTAGCTATTGCATAGAATGAATTAGGCGAAAGGTAGGTAACTGAAGAAGCTGGAGTAGTACGTAGATGTACGTCACGCATCTCTAGGAAGTCCGTAGGCAAGCCTATAGTCTCCTCACCCCCTGTGGTATTAGCACGAGCCACAATGAGCATCTGGCGTGTTCTGATGTCTCTACGGAGCCGTTCCTCAGCCAGTTGGATAAAGTCCGGTATCTGTGCAGTCAGATCACTACGACCTAAGTAACTCGCTATCGTAGATTTTAACGAACTGTAATCCGTCATAACTATTTCCCTGAGTTGTGTCTCTCCACAGCACCATCTTCTACATCATCCCATCGATACTCATACGTACCAATATGACCAATGTGCATAGACAGACTGTGATCTACATACGTCTGGAATCCACTATCTTGAGCCTTGACGCAGAAATGTACATCTTCGCCAATAATGCCTCGTGAACTCCAGCCTACGTCATACCACGGCTTCTTAGTAGCCTCGAATACATCTTTGTGGATCATTACTACGCCACCACCTACAGCCGTACAAGCCTCAATACCTTCTTTACCTTTAGAGTCTATTTTATGCCAAGCGTAACTAATAATGTTGCCATTTTCGTCTTTATTTAGCTCTAAATTCAATGCTGTAGGTAACGTAGGCTTGCGTCTAGTTACTGCATTAACTCCGACAATCGGAACTTCTCTGCTTAACAATATATCTATCGTATCGCTAGGGAACCGCATATCTGAGTCAATAAACAGAATGTAGTCACAACCATCAGCTAACGCAGCCTCAACCAGTTTTTCTCTCTGGTCAAATATCAACGTACCTGCCATTGTGTATAACTTTAAGCCGTTCTCACCTGTACCACACCGAAACTTACTATCTCGCCCTACCATCTTCGCAAAGTCAAACGCAAAGCCAGTATGAACCTCGTCTCTAGCTGGAACGCATACACCTACTGTTGTACCCATTAGATATTGCCCCTATAGACTTTCCATTGTGCATTATCGGAATCATTGAGCCACTTAGCAAACGCAGTATCATCAACAATTACAAAACCTCTCATAATTCCCTTTTTATTTAAGTCATCAATGACCGTAAAAGGTATTCGAGCTACGTGATGTAATTCTTTAAGATTTCCTTGTCTTGCCTTGTCTGTCTCTCTGATATGGTTGTTACTATCAAGTATCTCAGTAACATCCTGTTTAGTTTCGATGATAATGCCGCCATCACCGTCCGCATGTACAACCTGTTGTCTATAGTTCATAAGTCCTCAAAAGTACCCCTAGAGACGAATCCCTAGGGGCTATCCAATTACAGAGACATATCTAAGTCAGCAACGATACCGTGAGCGGCTTCGTTCTTAACTTCCAATGTGCACTCAACCAAAATCTGAGTCTTATCACTATCACCTGCCTTAGCAAGCTCGTTAGTCATGAAAGGACGCAGATAAGCGATTGCAGCGTACTCAGGATCAAGTACCAAAGCATCGCGTGTACGCATGAAAATATTAGGAACGACAGACATCGAACCAAAATCGCTCAAATAAACGTCCGCCGCGCCGACGATAGTTGCTTGACCAACAGCACCACCACCACCAGCATTGACGTTATAACGATAAGCTGACAGACCTGTGAAGCTAGATACTTTCTGTTTACCAGTAGCACCAACCATCAGAATCTTAGGAGTACCGCCCGAAGCAAATACCTCAGCAACTACAGTTTTCAGCAGAGCCTCAGTAAATGTACGTGCTGTACCGTCGGTACGAGTCGATACGCCGATAGTAGTAGGATCAGCACCGCTACCACCAACTGACGAGTTAGTCTTGATCCATGACAGCAACGAACCCATCTTACGAGCAGTAGAGTTAGTAGTGCCAACTGCACGACCTTGGTTAGCCAAGAGAATTGTCTCTAGGTCACGCTTTAGCTCCTGTGATGCCTTAGCTAATTGATAAGCTTTTTCAGATTTTCTGCCTGCTTTGTTAACTGTGTCCAGAGTGCCAGAGACTTTGATAGTCTTTTGCAGAATCTGTGTGTAGTTACCCAAGCGAGTTGTAGGAGTCAAAGTAGCATCGGAAGCGTCAGCACCTTCAACAGCAGCGTTATTTGTGGTAGCGGCTGCAAGGGAGTCGGTCTGCCACTCGTGGTAAACAGCCGTAGCTTTAGTCTTGCCAATAGAACTCATGAATGGAGTAGTAGTAGGCGAGATGTCGTAAATGATGTCGGTCAAATCTTCACGCTGACCGATTGCGTCATAAGCATTATAAATAGCCATGATTTAATCCTTTATAAAAATCGTTCAAATACACTAGCTGCATCGCGGACACTTCCGCTAGACTTAGCTCGTGCCTTTAGTTTCCGTGTTTCTTCAGCATTACTATCTCTAGGTTTGCTTACGCCTGACTTAATCGCTTTAGGAGCCTCGTTCACCTTCTTGGTGATAGCTGGCTTACTTGCAACTAACTTGTCGTACTGCATTGCCTTATACAGAGTTAATACTGCCCGACTATCATAGACAGCCGCTAATTCGTTATCAGAGAACCCGACCTGTTTAGCAAAGGCACGAATATCATTTCTGATTGTTTCGCCCTTAGCAGGATCAGTAAACTCAGGGATATAGCTAGACAATTTCTGCATTTCCTCAGCCACTACTGACTGCATCTGCACTTGTCTATCCTGCTCCTGTTGCTGATTGATTCGATGTCTCTCAGCTTGTACAGCAGCTAGTTGCTTATCTCTCTGAATCATCTCAGCTACCTTTACAGAGTATCCAATAGGATCAGTCTCTTTCAGGT